TGCTTGTGACCGTGGCACCATTGCTCATGAGCATTGTGAATATGTACTCAAGACCGCAGCAAAGCTGGCTCGACAGAGCGCTAACAAGAAGGGTTCATGGAAGGTCTGGGATGATGGATTGGCTCGCCCTCCAAAGGCAGTTACCAACTGGGCACTCAAGAAAGCGGAGGAAGGTTCGCCCAAGGTTCCATGGCCAGCCCGTGAGTACGCCAGAGGTTTATCCGACTGGTTGGTGAGTGGGAGTGTAACGGCCATTCATGCCAGCGAGTTCAGTGTCAGTAGTGACGAAGGGTTTGCTGGAACGGCAGACGCCCTGATCGACACGGCACTGGGCCTGACAATTTGCGATTTTAAAACCACCAGTCGAGAGGCTGATAAGCCAGAGGCATGGTTGAAGGACCACCAAGACCAGCTTGGTGCTTATAGTCTTGCTCTGCGTGAGAGAGCCGGGATCCGTGTTGCTGCTGGAGCGGTAGTTATTGCGAAGCCGACTGGCAATGTCCAGCTGCGGATGCTGAGTGAGCTTGAGATGAGAGGTTGTGAAGCCAGGTGGATCGAGCGGAACAATCTGTATAAGGAGATGTTGCTAAGCGGAGAAGTGATGTAGGCATGGAGGAAGCATTCGACCTGCTGTATCGCGGCAAATGCAACGTATGTGTTGCAGCAAAAAAAGCAGGCGTCTCACCGGAAGAGATGAAACGCCTGTTTAGAGGTTATGTGGCGGAGCGTCCAATTAATGTGAACGATCCAGATGTGTGGCTTGGAGACGTAGAGCTAGGTTGGCCCTGGGTCTAAGCACTCTTCCATGGCTCTACGTTCATAATGACGTTTAAGGCCTAGGCATTCGTTGGCGCGGATATAGTCTCCCCAAATTTCAAAGATCACAGCTCTGGCTGCTTCATATCGAATGGCAGGAGGCAGGAGGTCTGTTGGAACGCGTGAGCCTTTAGGTGAGAGACGGCTGCCATTAAGAAGGGTGCTCATGAGTTGTACTTTCGGTTATAAGCGGCGGTGTGCATCTCATCGAGAGTGACAGGAGATTCACCGCCAGAGTCATCCCAAAGGTATTGTGGTGTTGGATCGAAGTCCAGTTCATTTTCAAGTTGTGGAATAATCTCATCCTCCAAAAGTGCTCGCATGGAAGTTGTGAGGTGTTGATCCATCATGTGGAGCCTGTCCTCACGAGCGATAACACCTTTGAGGATGTCGAGAGCACGCTCAATCTTTTTGGTTTCGGACTCTTGGATGGGTTGATAGTGGTAGGTCATTGGGTTTGGTCAATAAAGGTTTGGATACGTTCTTGGATGTCAATCAAGCGCTGGTATCGAATGGAGTCTTTCCAGCCAGCTTGTTTGAGAAAATCCAGCTCCCACGAGATCGAATCGATCAGCAGGGCATACTCTTGGACTTGGAGATCAGGGTGCATTGGAACGAATGTGATGTGAGACAAACGTCTCAGAAGGTTTGAGACAGGCCACCCATACGGGCTAACCTTTCGTATTCCCGCACAAGACGGGCATAATCTTGAACGTTGCCCTGTTCAAAGGCATCAATCAGTAACTGCTTCGTCATCCGCATCAACGGATCACGATCTTCTAATGTTATTTGTGGAACGGGATCAGCTTCGATCCTGTGATCTTCAATTTCCCGCGCTTGGTCTGCCTCGTCCACATCGCGGTAAGCGGTCGGACGACTCAGGCCATACTTGCGCTGGAGCGTTGCAGCGACATCAGCTTTACGACAACCAAGGTCTAAAAGCTTCTTAGCGTGCTCCTGGTGCGCTTGTTTGACTTCTGGCAGGCGTTTGCTCATTTGAGCCCCCTGTTGCGCTCAGCAGCGTCAGGGATGGAGTCCAGGTAGTCCTGCCATTCAGCCTGTTTGCGTCGTTCCTCGATCTCCTCCTCAGACTCAGGAGGCCAAGGTTCCTGCAGTTCGCAGGATAGAAGATCGTCGATATCATCGTTGCGAATAGTCATACAGGCATCTCCGAGAAGTAGGCAACGCAGGCTTCTACTGCATCTTTGACGGCTTCAAACCGCACCTCATCATTCATCTTCTCAGCGATGGTTGATGCTAGTTGCTCTGCTTTTGTTGCCTGTTCGTTGTTGGTTGCAGTGATAGCTAACACCAAGGCAACAGCTAAGCCTGCCGCATGTGATTTAGGCTTGTAGTCTTGAGACATGATTGCGGTTGTGTGATTGGAACGAAAAGAATTCCTCTCTCCAGATGAACTAGAACTAATCCTCGAAGCGTTGCACCACTTCAAGGGTTCATCGGATGGACGAAAGCACGCTGGTCGATTGACTTGGCTGCGGGAGAAGTTTGTTCGCTGCCGTGTGGAACGGACGACGATCATCTCGACAGCTGGTTAGTGACGCAAGAACGTGTAAAGGAGACAGTCGGCGGCCAAGATCCCGTAAGGTCTGGCATCGTGGTACGTCATGAAGGTGGACTCTTCGGAACAATCGACCGGACTTCCGGCGTCAATGTTCTCAATGATCTTGTCAATCACTGTTAGTTCCGCCTCGCTCTCGTCCTCGTCCAATGAGAAGGACGAGGCATCGCCGTTGATTAGGTAGCTCGCCCAGTGAGCGGGCAGCATGTAGCTCTCGGTTTTCATGGGTCAGCAGATTGCAGTAGCTCGTGTGTTGTAGACCTGTTGGATCGGATAGCGAGAACCCTCCATGTCTTTGTCGCTGTACACGTACAACGCACAGCCACGAGGATCGCCTTGGTGGTAAATCTTTAGGCGGAACCGCGCAGCAGTTCCACGCGCCAGACTCAACCAGTGCTGCTCATCGATCCATGATTCGCCATAGTTGCATTGGTCCTCAGCCCAAGCGTGCAACTGGCGCTCACACTCCCGCAGCCTGCGCCACGCGTAGTCAGTGAGCTTGTGATGCTTCCACAGAAATTGTTTGTTTGTCATTGGTACGGAATCAGGGATAAGTCACAAAGTAGTTAGCAACAGCCGTAGGGATGCCAGACAAGGCCAGCCGTCCGTTCTGCTCATCGCAGAAATCCTCGGCATCGTCCGATGACCAGAAGCGGCCAACGTATTGCGGGTCTGGTACGTCAACCGACCAGAACCTCACCAGGAATTCATCCATCAACGCACCCTCACCACACTCTGTGTGCCCGTGTGTTGTGTTGGTACGTCAGCCAGTGATGCCAGACCGACATGCCATAGCGTGCCGATCATGCCAACTGTGAACAGTGCCATGCAGCCATCGTGAATGACTTTCTCTAGTGTTCGGCTCATCTCAGCAACCCTCCTCGTATGCCTTGGCACGGGAAACGTGAGGCATCTTCTTAGCTCGCATGATCGCTTCGACCATGGTCGGTGCTTTTACCTCGATTACATACCAGCCCTTACGGGTCTGGATACATACAGGATGCAAGTCCATTGTGTTGGTTTAGTGTTGTGTGTGGTTGGTTTAGTCGTACATAGCGACAGCAGCGCTGTAAACGCACGATGTGGAGAAAATTCAGGCGACGACAGGCAGGATTAACCCGTGCTGGCCGCCTGTTGCGTTGGATCGGTGTCAGGCCTTGGCTTCTGCCTTGGCTGCGTCAATCTTCTTGCCAAGCGTGTTGATCGCTTGCAGCAACTTGCGTTGCTTGTCTTCTGCGTTGCGATCCCAACTGCGCAGTTCAATGTAGTTACAGACTGCGGCGAGCAAGTCGGACTCGTCTAAGTAACGAACCTCTATGCGGTGAGACTCGTTTTTAACTGTGATCTCGCTGCTAGTAATTTGAACTGTGCAGTTTTGAGCGTCGAAGCGCTCGGTGATTAGCTTCTGCATTGTGTTGTGTGTGTTGTGTGTTAGGCGAGAGTTGTTGTTCCTCTCGCTTGATTCATATCCTACAGCATCCTGTCCCGTTGTGAACCCCTTGCGAGATTTTTTCTGATAAGTATTGGTTATCAGTTCCTGATGTGCATATGTAAACACGTGGAGGAAATTCGTGATACACTTTCAGAAGAAAACCAATCGCAAGTGATTCTCAATAGGTGGGGGTGGTGTAGCTAAAAAAATTTTAGCAACCTCGACGCGGGGAACTTAAGCATATATCTGCTAAACAGTTCTTTTGTATTAAAAAAGCCCCCCAGAGGCGGGAGGCTTGGGGTGACGGGGGTATGAGTCGAGTTTATCGAAATGTCAATCAGGCTTGTCTTGAATTTTGATGGTCAATTCAGGCGCTTGGATATTGACGGTTTCAACGGACTCACCGATGACACGACCAATGGAGTCGAGCACTTGCGTAGCGGTTTGCAGTTGTCCTTTTTTCAGAGCCTGATGAAACAGCTTGGTACGCATGTGCTGCAGACGAGCGAGCATATTTTCGCGATCATTTTTCCAATCTTCATCAACGAGCTGTTTTACGGCTGCCCAATCGCGCCAAGCGGTTTTAATTGAGACCTGTTCTTTTTCAGCGTGATCGTAAACAAGCGCACGAGCGGAGAGGCCATCTAGCTGACGACGATACAGGCGTCGAACACGGGCTTCTACAACAGCATCAGGCGATCGTCCGACGGTCATTGCCTTAATTAACTACCTTTCCTTCGATACTACCCCTTGCTGGAGCGGTTTGAAGGGGGGGTAGGGGTTGAAAACCTCCGTTAGTGTGGAGCGTATGGCAGTAAAAGAGCAACCAATCGAGCTTCGCTGGGCGCAAGGCGAAGTATTCAAATGCGACAAACGCTTCAGAGTGTTGGTTGCAGGCCGCAGATTTGGCAAGTCGTACTTGGCTTGTGTCGAATTGCTGCGTGGAGCGTTAGCCCGTCCTGGCGAGACGTTTTTTTATTGTGCTCCGACCTATCGGATGGCGAAGGACATTGCGTGGCGAGCGTTAAAGAAGCTGGTTCCGAAGGTTTGGATTCACACTAAGAACGAAACAGACCTACGAATCGAGCTAATCAACGGTTCAACGATTGAATTGAAGGGTACAGAGAATGCAATGGCGTTGAGGGGCCGCAGTTTGTCTGGCGTTGTGCTTGACGAGGCGGCATTTATGGACCCAGAGGTCTGGTTTGAGGTGATTCGACCTGCTTTAGCGGACAAAGAGGGCTGGGCGTTATTTATTTCAACACCTGATGGGACGGCCAGTTGGTTTTACGATCTTTGGTGTTATGTAGAGGAGGATCCGAATAATTTATGGCAACGATGGAGCTACACAACAATTGATGGAGGAAATGTCAGTAAGCAGGAGGTCGAAGCAGCCCGCGCTCAACTTGATTCGCGCACGTTCCGCCAGGAATTCGAAGCGTCGTTCGAGAATCTCACAGGACTTGTCGCCATCAGTTTCTCAGACGACAACATCTCCACCGACGCCAAGGACATCTCGATCCAGCCGTTGCTATTAGGCGTTGACTTCAACGTGGATCCCATGTCCGGCATCTGTGCGGTCAAAGATGCGGACACGTTGTACGTGTTTGACGAGATCACGTTGACGGGCGGGGCTACAACCTGGGATTTTGCGGAGGAAGTCACACGTAGGTATGGGGTGGATCGTAGGGTCATTGCATGTCCTGACCCCACGGGTGGAGCGCGAAAGACAAGTGGCGTGGGTGTAACGGACCACGCAATCCTCAGACGCAGTGGCTTTACAGTTCAAAGCCCTAGATCGCCGTGGAAGATCCGCGACAAGATTACAGCCGTCAACACTGGCCTGATGGACGCCACTGGAACGCGCAGGGTCAAGATCCATCCACGATGCAAAGAGTTGATCAAGTCCCTTCGGACGTTGACTTACGCGCCAGGCACTGGTTTGCCTAACAAAAACCTAGGAGTGGACCACGCCTTTGATGCTTTCGGGTATCTTGTGCTTCAACAGTTCAACCTAGCGAAGCCTGAAACGCTGGGGGCGACGTCATACCGCTTGTATTGAGGATGTTTCGTCCGCTCAACGCGCCTTGTTGTCCGAAATGTGGGTCAGAGGAGTCC